GTTGGACCAATTAAATATATTGCAGAATTAATATATGGTGATGAGGCGAAAGACCATTTTGATGAGGCTGTTCGTTGGGTTATTATTGCATTAATATTTGTATTCGACCCTTTGGCCGTATTACTATTAATAGCGGCTAACATATCATTAAGGAGTAGAAGTGTTGAACGACAATCTAAAAGAGAAGAAAAAGAAAAGAACGACCTTGAGCTCGCTAGCGAGGAAAAAGAGAAAGCAAAAAAAGAAGCTATTAACGCAAAAGCTAGAGCGAAGAGAACACGAGATAGAGAAAAAATTTATAAAGATTTTTTTAAAAAATTAGGTAAAAGGGACTTAAATAACCGTGATTATGAAGAATTCTTCAAGTCACTAGGTACAGAAGAACTTATGAAAATGGGTCTGGATCCAGATGAAATCAGAATAAAACTAGACCAGGTTATGGAGTGGAACGAATTACCAACACAAAAAAACAAACCAAATAAGCGCTATTTAGAGGTTGCCAAAGATAACAAAAAGTGATATAATGATGACTATGAAAGATATAGAAGTACACATACCTTTAGAAGTGAGAAGACTTAATTCTCTCGCCAAGGCATGTGCCAATGCAAAAGACAACGATATGAAAGCTATGTGGTATCACAAAATGATAGACTTAGCAAAACAGTATAAACTAATGGACTATGTGACAAGAAAGTTGATGCATTAATGTACATTGAAGTATCACCATTATGGGGGTTATTCTTTATAGGCTTGCCATTTTCAGTCCTTGTGTTATACTTACTAATAAAAGTGAGGGAGTACGATTAAATTATGAATATATTTTACTTAGATAAAGACCCAATTGTGGCGGCTGAAATGTCATGTGACAAACATGTATGTAAGATGATTATAGAAAGCGCTCAGATGCTATCTACAGCACACCGTATGATTGACGGTACACAGTACACAGGCAAAACAAAAACAGGTCGTAACATCAAAAGGTGGAAACACCCTAATTCAAACTTAGAAGAAACATTATACTTGGCGTGTCACACAGGACACCCTAGTACATTATGGGTCATGGATAGTGCATATCATTATAACTGGTTATACAAACATATGATGGCATTACATAAACAATGGCAGTTGAGATATGGTCACATAGATGACCACAAAACTATTCAGTTACTAGGTGATATACTAAAACATCCACCTAAAAATATACCACTAAATAAGATTGCAACAGAACCAACACCTGCTATGCCAGATTATTGTAAAATACCAGGTGACAGTATTGCAAGTTATCGAAAGTATTATATTTTTGAGAAACAAAGATTTGCCACATGGAAAAGTCCGGCAAGCGTACCAGATTGGTACATAAACGGTGTAGAAAAATACCAAAACTATTAAAGGAAGGAACATATAAATGGCGAATTATGATAGACAACAAACAATCGAAGCAATTCAAGACCATGCCAAAGGTCATATTTCTAAACATAAGATGAATGTAGAAATATTGATGCAAAGACCATCAGGTATTGGTGAACATGGTGATGTATTGACCGAGATTGAAAAAGAACTAAAGGTTATCGCAGAGTATGATGACCAGTTAGAAGTGTTGAATAAATACTTCATACAAAAAGACCCTTTTAAATCGGAGTAAATAGTGCCAACATACACATTTGAGAATAAAAAAACTGGTAAACAGTGGGACGATATGATGTCTATATCAGAAAAGGAAACTTATCTGAAAAAGAATAAACATATTCGGCAATGCCTCACTCAGATAAATATATCTAAGAGTGGTGTCGTAGGTCATGGTAACATGAAAACTGATAATGGTTGGAAAGAGATGCAAAGTAGAATTGCAGAAGCACATCCAATCTCACCATTTGCAGACCAGCACGGTAAGAAAAGTGCTAAGGATATTAAAACACAGCAAGTCGTAGAGAAACATAGAAAACGACAAGCAGCTCAAAAGAGAAAATAGATATGACAAAAGATTTACCAGATTATATGCGAGGCTTTGATGTCGATGAAGATTGGGGTATGACAGCGGTTGCAAAACCTGTTGAAACTACACCAAGTGTTGACGCCAAAGTAATCGAAACAAATAACTTAGAACTATCTAAAGTTAAATCAGATGTGGGCGATATTAAAAGCATGATGAATGAAATCATGCAGATTGTGGCCGAAAAGGATACTATTACCGAAGAGGTCACAAATGAAGTATATGAAAGTAGATTTAAAGAGATTGAAAAGGTGATATTACCTTTCTTATACAATCTCTCTAAATCAGACGAACCTTACATACATTGGCCAAATAGAGGACCAATTATTAAGGCACAGATTGAGAAAATACTCAAACTAACAAGGAAGTAAAATGCAGAAAAACTATGACAAATGCTTAAAAGCAATACTACACCATGAAGGTGGTTATGTAAATCATCCGAAGGATCCAGGCGGAGAAACAAATCTTGGTGTAACTAAAAGAGTATATGAAGAATTTGGTGGTACAAAAGATATGAAAGACTTAACAGTTGAAGATGTAGCACCAATCTATAAAAAAGGATATTGGGACAAAATGAAAGGTGATGATTTACCTAGTGGTTTGGACCTTTGTGTTTTTGATTTTGGTGTGAATGCTGGACCAGGAAGAAGTGCGAAGTACCTACAGACAATGATTGGTACAGTTGCAGACGGTGGTATCGGACCAAATACACTCAAAGCTGTTAATGCATATGTTGGTGAACACGGCATTGAGAAAGCAGTTGAGAACTTCCAAGAGGCAAGACAAGGTTACTATGAGAAATTAAGTACCTTTGATACTTTTGGTAAAGGTTGGACAAGGCGTGTAACTGAAACAACTGAACTAGCAAAGTCTTTCATTTGAGTTGACAAAAGTCTTAACGATGAAAGAATTGCTGAGATAAATGCTGAAAGAGATTATTATAATGGTTTACTTACAGGTAAAGGCACATAAGGCTTGCCAAAGTGAATATAATAAGATATAATGTATATTACAAACTTAATAATGGAGAAGTAAATAATGGCTAATTTTGTACAGATAGATGAAACGAAGCTGCCTCAAACCAAAGGCAAGCGTACCAATGGTATGCGATTTTACGAAGTTGATGGTCAGGCGTTTCCGTCTGTTACAACTGTCCTAAATGCACGACCTAAACCAGGTCTTGTAGCATGGCGTAAAAATGTTGGTGAAGAAGCCGCTAAATGGGAAATGGGTCGTGCCGCTAGGCGTGGTTCAGCAACTCATACACTAATTGAGAATTATTTGAAAGGCGAACCAGCATCCACTAGAGATGTATTGCCTCTAGGTATGTTTCGTATTATGAAACCTTACCTTGACCAAGTTGATAACATTCATTGTTTAGAAACAATCTTGGTATCTAAAGAACTAACACTTGCAGGTCAAGTTGATTGTATTGCAGAATATAATGGTAAGTTGTCAGTGATTGATTTCAAAACTGCCAACAAAGAGCGTAACGATGCTTGGAACAAAAGTTATTATATGCAATGTACTGCTTATGCACACATGTATGAGGAGATATTTGGTCAGAAGATTGAACAGATTGTTATTATAATGGGTGGTGAAGATGGTTCATCTAAAGTTTTTGTAAAAGAAACTAAAGACTACATGAACGACCTAAAAGAAGAGATTAAGTATTTTTACGATAAGTATAATACTGAAAATGCTGAAGCAACCGCTTCATAAAGAATTAGTCGTTGACGACAAACATGGTAGACAGACTGGACGAGGGTGCAATTCCCTCCAGCTCCACCATAAACACATTTACAGAGTGTGCTTATGATGGGGCTGATACAGGATTCGACAGGTGTTGAGAAGTTTGTAAGAGATTAATAGGTGGCAACCTTTCATGCTAATAAACGCAAACGATAATAACTTTGCATTAGCGGCTTAGTCGCTTAGGGTTTTGGTAGTTTTCCTCGTAACAGAATAAACTACCACTTTTATAATAAACTTCGAAAGGTGAAGATGAACAGTAAAGAATTTAGTTTAATGATAGAGGGGATTGTAAAAGAGAAACGGCCTATAACTTATATGGACGCTATCGTCTGGTATTGTGAAGAAAACAAGATAGAGATAGAAACCGTC